CCTGATGTGTTGTCTCTATCCAACGCCTTACCTGCTGTCATCATAGCTCTCATGCTAGGCATAACCTCTAGGTTAAGTATTGACTCTTCTATCTGGTTTACGAAACTGTCTCTACCCATGACAGGTATTACTACATTGTTCATGTATCTGTCAACAGTCTCAGCCCAAGTCTCTCTTCTCTGCTCTTCTTCTAACCAACGTGCATACCTTGATGTATGTATGAACGCTTGGTAATCGGTTGGTAAATAATTATTCATTTATCTTTTCCCATGTTTGTAGGTGAGTAAACTTCACCGTTGTATTTACTTCCTGTTGCACCTTTGCCTGTCTCTACTCCGTTGTTACATTTGAAAACTACAAATAGTAGAAAAAATATTGCTACTAAAGTAACTCTCTTTGACCAAAGGATAAACAGTTCAAACGTTTTCTTTGCTTCTATCTCTGCTGCTTCTGATGGTGTCATTGTGGGTCAGTCCAAGGGTAGCAGGGTACTATGCTTTGCTTACAATACTTTGCGTTGTCTACTAGCAATACAGGCAACACACATATCACAAACACACAAAACAAGATAGGCCATATCAAACCTTTCATATCACAATAGTTCATTTTTCTAAATTCTTCCACTCCTTAATCTCTATATCCAAATAGAAATAATCATTCATGTTGATAGTCCCATCATCTACCAACTTACGTATGATTGCTTCCTCATCCAAATCATTTTGTTCCATCAGTAACTTTAGTCCGTAGTTATCGACAAGAGCTTCTATCTTACTATCATGATCAAACATTGTCAAGCCTTAATGTATCCAAAGGGAAGTTTCTTTTTCGTGGAGTATGGGTGTGGTTGATTGCTTGAGCTTGTTCATAAAGTTATAAGCATCGTTAAAATCTTTGAACTCTAACTCCTCATCAAAGACCAAACCTTTTTCCTCAATCATACACAGTAGTATCCACTTATCCCCTTGGTCTATTGGACCTTCGAGATACTGATGTACTTTAACTTGCATCTTTCTTTTCCTTCAATATAAGAGTATTAAATGTTAACAGTAGTATTAGACAATATAGGTATCATGTTAGAGTACCTTGTTCAAGCATATCTTCTTTTTTTTCTCTTTTACCCAGTCATGTGGTATTATTTCTTTAGCAAATAAGAAGCCGTAATAATCACACCAGTCTGCGTAGGTGCTCTTTGCACCCTTGTTTAGTCTCTGGTAAGGATTACTAAAGACAAACCTTATGTCAAGCTCAGGGTGTAGCTCTTGTATCCACTTGTGTTTGTTCCTGTCAGGTAGAGTGAACCTACCCTTAGTCTCTACTATGATACCGTTGGGCAGTATAAAGTCAGGGGTATACTTCCTTACTCTCATATCACGCCACTGTACCTTTAGTGTCTCGTACTCAAACTTGACACGTTTCTTTGTTAGGTACTTAGCGTTACGCTCTTCTAGTCCTGATCTGAATCTGTGAACTTGGGTGGTTGCCATATCTGTTCTTCTTCTCTTCGTAGCCATAACAGCTTACCATTCTCTATAACTCTTTCTTCATCACCACCATAGGCTCTGACACACTCTTCATACAAGTCTTGTTCTGTCTTACAGTCAGCTAGTATCTTATCAGCTTTCTTAGGACCAACGCCATAGATACCTTGTATGTTATCTGCTGCGTCACCTGTCAGTATCTGCTTGTAGAAAAACCTCAAGCCATCAAACTCCTCGACTGTCTGCCAAGTACGTCTGTGTGGATTGTAGTGTGTGCATGGTAGCTGTAACATATCCTTGTCTATTGATATGACAATGCTCTCAGGGTTAGACCATATACCTATCAGGTCATCAGCCTCTTCATCCTTGGACACAATAGCTTTCCAATTATCAATCAGGTGTTGTCTGATATCACCAAGGTGTACAGGTTTTTCTTGCTTCCTGTTACCTTTGTATTCTCTAGTGACAGCAATCTTCCTTCTGAAGTTACCCTTACCTGTCAGGAATATCTGATACTTGTCATCAGTTACTTCCCATAGTACTGCCTCAAGTGCAGTCTCTATCAACTCATCAATCTTTTCTACTGCTGCTTCTGTCTCTTCATCTTGACAAGAGAAAGCTGCACGATAAGCAAACGGATCACCGTCAACCAGTATTTGCAAGTTTTCGTTCTTTGGCACGTTGACGTTCCTTCTCTGTCATTGGTCTAAGTATCTCATCACTATAGTCCACTATGATTCCTGTATTCCACTTACTACGTTCTTCTTCTGCTGCTTCGAAAGTATCGAACAGCTTTGGTTTGTACTTCTCGTTTGTATTACAAGGCCATGACTCAGGTACGTAGTTGTAATCCTCGTCTGTATCAAACATAATCATTACTGCGTATTTCATATCTAACCTCAGGGAAAAAGGACAGGGCCGAAGCCCTGCCAGTTACAACGAAAGGAGTACATGGGTTGTTACCAACGATCCTCTGCAGCCATCTCTTCAAATGGTACATGTTCGAGGATGCCCACTTTCTCTAACCTTACTGAGGCGGTAGCACCCTCACCGTAGATAGAGATTTTAACCTTGGCCTTAGTGCCGTTACCAAGAGCACCGTCTTCAATGTAGTCCCAAGGTTTATTGGTAGTGCCGTGGGTAACGGATGGCGCACCACCAAAGTCTTCAATACCAGAGGGGTGTTTATTAGGACGCTTGAGTTTCATACCTGCACGATTGTCTGCTGCAGCGATTGGTTTGATCATACGGTTGCCCATTGATTCCTCAGGGAAACCTAGATCAACAATCTTCTGTAGCTCATCATCGTCCTTGGGTACGAACACAGTATTGAACTGTCCTTCTGTACGCTCATGGTATTCTGAGTCATCTATGTTGTCCTCGAAGATACGTGCGTAATACAAGTCACCTTCGAATACACCATACTGAGTTTTCTTTTTAGCTGCCATTATCTAGCTCCTCTTTACTGATTCGTTTCATCAACATATACGTAATTAATTCCAATGTCAAGCAAAAAATTACAGGGGATAGTGCAAATATCCAAATCAATGTGTGTCTCTCCAATTGTATCCTATGTCAGTTGAACCTGCGAGTGGGCAAATCATACCAAAGTTTACACCAGTGTCAACAATAGATTGCCTTTGTATCTTACCTAGTATTTCAGCATCTTTCATCTGCCCACGCACTTCTGTTTGCCACTCATCATGGGGCCAAGTCACAAGCTTAAACTCAAGGAACTGTCTCTTAGCTTTGTAGACCCAATCAAGTGCTGCATGTTTCATTATGGTTGACTCACCATTCTGAAGCATACCTGCTAGTGTCTTGTGTTCTGAAGGTACTATAACCCTGCGCCCATCAAGACCTTTGAACCACCCACGTTTAGCTATGTGTGGTATAATCTTTTTCTTTAAGTCAGCAAGTCCTTGAATTGATTGCATAAAGTTCTCAACTGCTTGCTTCGCTTCTTTCTGATTGACCTTGAGTATCTGTGCTACCTTGGCATTACCTGCTCCTAGTAGGAACGCATAGATAAAAGTCTTAGCCATATCTCTAGTAACGTGTGACATACCTAGAGCCTTACGGTTGAGGTTGTGTATGTCTGTCTCATCTTCCTTCTTGCCTGACACGATAGCGTGTACGTATTCTTCTGACTTCATCAGGTGTGCGAGGACACGTAACTGAATACCTTCAGCGTCTGTACCTACCAAGTAGCAGCCTTTGGGTACACACCACAACTCACGTAGTTGACCATCGTATCTGTCCTTAACCTTCTCTACAGCAGTGACAGCATCACCGTGAAACTGTGCAGGGATGTTAGCTTGGTTAGGATTTCTGTGTGCCATCCTACCTGTCCATGCACCAACGTGTGTAAAGCTACCGTGTATACGTGAATCGTCACCACAATGCCCTAGCCATTCCACTAGTGAGGATCGCCTACCTTCAAGTGTCAACCACTCTGCTAGACGTTTACCTCCTGCAGGTGCTGTCTCAGGCAGTGTGTTAAGGTTTGCCTCAGATAAAGTCCATCCGAACTTAGCAAACTTCTGTCCTCGTTCATCCATTTTGTTCCTCATGTTTTTGTAAGTAACTAAGTGCTCTGGTTAAACCTTGAACGTCATCTCCTAGCATACCTAACCCTATGTTACAGCTTTTACAAAGCCAACCTCTAAATGTTTCAGTTTTTCTACAGTGATCTAAGTGAACGTTTCTTGTAGATAACTCTTCTAAACTCCTACCACAACAGTCACAATTAGTGGACTTAGGTGGTGTAGTTGGTAGCTTCTTAATACTAGCAACAACTCTATGATCTTTTCTGTCGCACTCTCTACAAAAGTTTTTTAGGTGTGACCTCTTACCGTTATGTGAGTTCCTTGAAAAGAACTCTTCTGTTGCAGGTAAATCTTTTTTACAACGATAACAAATTTTTGTCTCAACGAAAAGGTCTAGCTGATTGTCTTTCATAATCTATATGTCCTTTCGTTTTCTCAAAGGGTTTCCATCCTGCATCCCACAGTCTTTCTATCCGCATCTTAGGTGAGGCAGGGTTGAAGTCTATGAAGTCGTAACACACTAACTCAGGTTCTTTCTGTGACCAGTCTACTTGTGTCTTTGCGTGTTTCTTTTGTGCGTTGGTCACGTTGCTATACAGTGTACCGTCAGCTTTCTTTCTGTACTTGATACGGTTGACTTCCTCTAGCTTGGGTGGGAAGTCCTCTTGGAAAGCATCCTCAAGGTGCGCCTTGCGTTGCTCTATCTCATCCAATAGTTCCTCAGCCTTGGCCTTGTTGAAGTAGAAGCCGTTGTCTGTCATGGTCTGGCACAGAATTTGTATGTCGTGCTCACACCTCATAGCCCACTCCCAATCAGGATTATGTATTTCTTTCTTGAACTTATCGTACACTCTTAATGTAACTGTAACGTCCTGATGACAGTACTTGATCATCTCATCTGACAACATAGAAAAGTCTGAGAAGTCCATCTTGAAGTTACCTAGCCTGATACCCCAAGCCTTGAGGCCATGCCCATGCTTGATGTCGAAGTCAACCAGTCTGCTTACAATCAGTGTGTCGATGACTGACTCCAAAGGTATCAAGTCTTTCTTTACAAGACGATTAATAATAGGAACATCAAAGCATATTCCATTGTGGAATATAAACTTATCGTATCTACTACAGTAATCAATGAACCTCTCCTTCTCTTCCTGTAGTGTGGTGAGGTGAACGAAGTGTTCCTTCTCACCTGTCTGCACATCTTCTGCACAGATACACCAAAT